CGCCCCGCCGCCCGCCCAAGTAGCACATTTACAACTTGGGCGGGCGGCGTGGTGGGGACACGCGCGTTTTGAGGTGAAAGACCCTCGCAATCAGGTTCGAATCCTGACCCGCCAATATGTAGTAAATCGGAAGATATGATTGAAACAAGGAGGCAACATGGAAGTTTATGCGCACGGAGTTGGGTCGTCCTGTCATGGGGATCAGTACCACCATGAGGTTTACCATTTGGTTGTTGGTGGTGTCACACTCTGTGGCGTTCAAGTGAAGGGTCGTGATTGGTGGAAGGAACACGGAGTATATCCCCATAGCTTTCGTCGTGAGGAAGGCTCGCGGCGTCCGCGTTTCGGAGATTGTATGATTTGCCAGCGATGCGCTAAAAGGCGCTGGAGCTTGAATGAATGATTGTAGCAATTGCCACGTATATTTACAAGGGCGATGCCCAACGCCCGCGCCGAGGCTGCGGAGGCGCGTGCGGAACGGTTGCAAGTGGCACTGCGAGGATTGATGCAATTCCACCCGGAAGATGAACTCGGCCCAACGACGGAAGAATTCTGGACGCCTGAATATAAGGCGGCCATAGATGCGGCGCGTGACGCGCTGAAAGGCGGTGAGGAATGAGCGATCACGACACTCTAATGGCGAGAGCTTTGCGACTCGCCGTAATTAAGAACCTGGTTGGCAGCGGAAATCTTGACAGACATGATGCTTTGGAATTGCTCAATGCGCCGCTATCTCCAGACGATCCAACGGCGCAAATCTATGATGATCGGGAAAAACTTGATTGGACAACCGAACAGTTTGAGGCGTGGATGAAAGGCGGTGAGGGATGAGCAAGTTGCTGCTTGACGATTATGACAAATTGCAAGTCCGCAGGGACGGCGACGCCTACTTTGTTTGCGGGCCTGATTTTGTCGATTTGCAGACATCCCCCGTGGTTTGGTACTGTGTAGATACGGAGGATGGCCTTACGCTGCATCAGTGGTTTGGGGTAGTTTCAAACCCGATTATCCACCTGCCGTTGACGGAGATTTGCCGGATCATCGAAAAGTTAAATCGCGGCACGAAAGGCGGTGAGGAATGAGCGTTTTGAAAGCGTGTCCGTTTTGTGGCGCAACTGAACCGCCAACAATTGACATGAGTATTCTTAACCAGGAACAAGGTGGGTGTTACCACTGCGAGGTGCTTATTGACACTGACGCTCGAGCTCTACTACTTGTAGGAGATTCATGATGACAGAGACAATCCAATTTCTCATCTCGGCAACTCTTGAGGAGCCGATTCAGGCCTTGATGTTGAAGAGTCTCGAAGATGCACTTCTTCAGACTGGACAGAACCTTGGGTTCACTTCCCTGACAGTTCAGAGACAGATCCTCGAGCCTTCTGCTGACAATCAACTCATCTCATCACTCTATCTACACAGAATGGAAGTCAGGGATATCGAGGAGGCTACGAAGATTATTCTGATCAGCATGAGCCAGAATCTTCGATTTCTCGATCTCGAATCTTTCCTGTCCATGCTTGATCTCGCGAGGAAGGTTGGGCCCGAAGTTCTGTCATCAGAGGACTTCCCCAAAGCTGAGATCATGTTATCACGGCTGGAAAGAATCACGAAAGCTTTTCTCAAGTGCCAACGGGAGCTCTTCCCCGTAGGAGTTCGTCAATGAAGAAAACTTGTGCTGTAGGGAAGAAGCTACGTAGAGCATTCGAAGCAAACCCCTCGGACAGCAATCTTGCAGCGTGGCGTGAACATAGACTGTCTTGTGAAGTCTGTCTTTGTCTCAAACCCACTGTGAGAACTCCCCGTAGAATCTCCAGAAACTGAATCATCCCGTCAAATATTGGTTGACTTCTTACCAGACTGAGGGGTTGATTTCTTATCTAAAATATCATATAATATAGATAAGAAACCCCAAAAGGAGAGAACAAGATGGAAACCGAAGAACGAATGCGACAGATGGACGGAACTGAAGGACACGAGGATTTCATGCTCATCGGTCAGGAGCTGATGACGAAAGATCAACTTGACGATCTGATAGAGCAGGTGAAAGTTCAGTACAAACGTTGGCCGACTTGGTGTCCACGAGAGTGGAAAGCTACTCATCGACGTTCCTGGACGTGGGAGTTCGGTTATACGAGACAAGGTCTCCCGACTTGCTATCAGGTCGATGTCAAGATTCAAGAAATCGCAGACCTCTCTCAGATTTGCAGACACGAGAGCACGCACCTTACCGGACGAACGGTCGACGTAGCTGAATCAGCAGTTTGCAATCAGTGCTTAAGCACGATCTGGTGGATCCCGCTCGGGACCGAAACTTTAGCTTCTCTGCAGTCGAAGATCCAGGTTGGCCAGACAGTCCTGGTCTCAGGGAAGACTTGGGAAGGTTGGTTCCCCACTCTCAAAGGTTGGGATGGACGCTTCATCATCCTCGAAGCTTTGATGCCTTCGGGACGTAAAGATTTCAGAGTTGATTGGCACAAGATCAAGAAGATTATCTGTAATGATCTCGAAGCTAACAGGATTGAGCACCTGCACGCAACTGGGAAACTCTCCTGGGAACAAGTAATGAACTAGAAAGGAAATGCAGAATCAAGGATCAAATTTGATGCGACGGATAGTTAGGATAGGAATAATATATAATATTATTCCTATCCTAACTATCCTAACTATCAAAGATCCTTGGTTTTCAACTAACTTTCAATATAGTTAGGAATTGAATAGTTTGGAGGTCAAAAACTATTACGTACTTACTCTGAGTAAGATTGGGGTCTTGATTTTCTTTCAATAACAGGTTATAATTAGATATAAGAAACCAATCAATTCAAAAGGAGAGGAAGATGACACCGAAGTTCAAGCCCAAACATCACTATCAAGTTCGATTCGATTGCTTCTACTCAGACCTGTCAGTCGAACAGCAGAAGAAGCTCGCGAAGTTGGCATTTCGAAAGCAGATCGAAATCTCCACGATTGAGATCTACACTACGAAACGAGTATATCTTCTTGAACCGATTCGAGGGATGGAAGGCCCAGAGTATTGGAGAGCAGTCCTCACAGTTCGAGGAGAACGATTGCGCTACTTCTGGAATCTGACGGAGAAACGCTGGCAAAAGTCTTAGCATCCGAGGAGATGAAGTCGATGGCAAAGCTTTCCAAAAAGCTGCCATCGACTTCTCCCTTTCAAGGTGAAATCTCGCTCGATCGAGAGAGATTTCCCTACACCTTGAAAATCGGGGAGAAGCCGATTGCAGCTATCTACACTTCGAGATTGAATGATGTGTTCCTGAATCTCTTTCAGTACACTGAAGAGACGAATCGACTCAAGCGTCGAGTGAATTCTCTCATTACGCTGGCTGAAACGCAAGGAATCAAGCTACCCCCAGATGATGCTTGGAGAGAGGACGAAATAGACTTCTCAGTTCAGGAAGATGCCGAGGATCTCTTCAAGCTCTTCGGTCTTCGAATCGGGCAGATCTACAAATCGAAGAAATCTGATTATTGGTACGAGCTTGAATCGATTGACAGTGTAGCAGGCTCAGTAGTCTTGCATTGGCTGGGAGAGCCTGAGTACACACGTGAAGTTGCTATCAAAGCAATCTCGAGGAGTTACGTTCTCTGGGAGGACGATCTCGATGAGAGTATTCTGAACTTCTGTAGGGTGAAAGATGATTGATGTAAAGATGGTCGAACGGGCTTTGGATCGGGAGTTTCACTCCCTGATCCCACAACTTCTCTCGGGAATCTCGAAGGAGGATCTCGAGGCGAAGATAGCCGAGATCAAAGGCTTCACAGCTACGGATCCACGCTTAGAGATCACCCGGATGAACCTCATCGGAGGTTTGCGATCTTGGGGCTTCGAAATCTCCGGAGGTCGAAAAGGCAGGAGTCTCCCTTATCAGATCTTAGATTGGCATGAGAAGGAGACAAAACCCACGGTTGATACCTGGACCGGCGAGAGCAAGGAGGTCGTAGATTGGGTGCATAGCCTCCTGCCTCTGAGAGACTACTTCGAGATCGTGAAACTGTACCAGAGCTTTCGAGGAGATTACGAGGAGGAGTTCCATGAGAACTGCTTCCTGTACCCCTATGCGTACGAGGCAGCTCAAGATCAAGCCTGGATCTACTTCGAAGGCTCCGAAGCTGCACTCATCTTTCAACGCTTCAAGAACCTCCCGAGATTTCGTATCTTCGATCTCTGCGCTTCTCCTGAGACCCTTCTGAGTCTGGCTTTCACGATTTCCCACGGGAGTACCCGGCCAGTGCCTATCATCAACTGTCAGACGAAGAATCACGGGGCTTTCAAGTCTCTCCATCCCGCTGGTAGCTGGGGGCAACGACATCAAGCTATCTACGATGTCGTCGACATCGCTGAGCATCCCGACAAGTATCTCAACAAACGTGCTCTCGAAACTCTTCGATCAAGGGAGCGTGATACTGCTTTCTACGAGAACCCGAGCCAAGAGGAGCAGCTCTACGTGATTGACACTTGGAAGCGACTCAATGAGGGTCGTCACCGTCAGTTGGCAATCGAGAGGGATCGTGTTGCAGTTCGCGCAGACTACCCTGACAAGATTGTCTTCGGGGGTTCACGAGAGGGACATCCAGTTCTTCATCATCTGTTTGACCCTCTATCCAACAAGCCGGACACAGTAGCGCTGATCAATGAGAAGAGTCTCAACTACGGGAAGTTTCCCGATGGGGAGCCAGTGCCTGGGGGCAAGTATGGGCTCTCCGATCTCAACCAAATTCTGGCCTGTCGTGCTCTTGCACAGAAAGGTTTCCGATACATTCAAAGTGGTGGTCTAGATGGAGGCGGTTTCGGTCTCGAAGACAAGAAGATGAAGTATGCTTGTCGAACCGTAGCCTCACAGACCTTCTATACAGATTACCCACTGTCCGATTTCGCATGAGGAGAGAAGCATGAATGAGCTTATTCAAGAGGATCTGATCAGCTTTGCATACGACCTTCAGAAGGTAGCGATCTATCATCGTGCTCCACTGACGGTCGAGGTTCGGGGTCTCGAGCCTATCACTGTAGGTGAGGGCTTGGGTGGGTTCTCCTGGACGATCTTTCAGCGCGGTGAAGATTGTACAGCTTGTGGACTCTGTTGCCACCTTTGCAGACGTCGCACTTGGTGGTGGCATGAAAGTGATCCACGGCCTGACGGAGTTGGCGTGCCTATTGATGTGAAGATCAATGGCTTGCAGACAACCTTCTTCTATCACATGACTTCATCTGGCAAGAGATTCGAGAAGTGTGATTTCTTGATCCCTGCGTACACAGTCGAAGGCTCGAATCGCGGGCAAGGTCAGCTTGGGTCTGATCTTCATCTGGACAATGATCCCAATCGATTGGTCGACATCCACGGCAACCCGATGTGGTTCTGCTCGATTCAATTCAAGGGAAAGCCTCTGCACTGTAAGTCAGATCCTTTCCTCTCAGTTCACAAAGTGCGAACTGCTCGAGGGGTTGTAAATCTCCTTTCACGTCGTCTACCTTCACGAAACTGGCGTTGGCCCAAGTGCCCGATTGATGTTGCGAACGAGCCCTTCACTCCCGAGATTGCTCAGCTCGATCTTGAGAATTTTCAACAGCTGTACAACAGCTTCGGTAACTTGCCTGGCTCCCAGATGATCGAGGGTTTGCAGATCTGGGAAGCAGAAGCAAGCAAGGCCCTTGAAGGACACGCCCCGTCAGAGAACATCTTCTTCGCAGATGTCTTCTCTCGAGTCGAGTAAAATTGGCCCCTTGATTTCTGGCTAAAACCCCTTATAATAAGAACATAAGGTTCTATCGCGGAGATCGCCAAGTGGTAAGGCAGCTAGTTCCAACTAGCCTATCGATGGTTCGATTCCATCTCTCCGCTCTGCTCTACTATTCGATGATCTTTCTGATAAGCTAGCCCTCTTTGAGGGAGTGAGAAGGTCAAGATGAGTACTCTGGGAATCATTGCTGGTGCTCTCCTAGTAGTCGCCCTCGCTGTAGTTGCATTCATCCTGATTTGGGATCATGAGGATCGCTCCTGGCGACCATAAATTGATATAAATTGGGGGTTGACCTTTCTCTCGAAAGTAGGTATAATATAGGTAAGAAACCCTAATCCTACTTTCTGTCCAGTAAAGGAGAAGATCATGGACAACATTGCGTTCGGAACAGCTTTTTATTCGCTTCGCCAGCCCGCCTGGCATGCACTTGGCGTCGTCAGCGAGACTGAACAGGGTGCAGTTGAAGCATCCTCCCACACCATCACGTTTGATATCGAGGTTCAGAAACTCCAAGTTTCGGGAAACGATTCAATCGAAGTCCCGTTACGCGGTATCTTCCGCACCCCAATCCCCGAGGATCCAGAGTACGTCTTCTTCGGTGCAGTTGGGCTGGAGTACGAGGCTATAAGCCCCCTCAAGCTCTTCGAGATCTATGATCGTACAATCAATGCCCCCGTTGAAACAATGGGTGCTCTCGGTCGTGGCGAAACGATCTTTCTTACGACGAAGATGCCGAAGCCGAGCGTGATCGCTGGGGATGAAGTTGAGCACTACCTTCTCATTGATGCTCCGATGATGGGCAATCGAGCACTCTACGTTCGAAACGTTGATCTCAGAGTCGTCTGTCAGAACACGTTGATGATTGCTCGGAGCCACTCAGTCCAGTCATATCGTATCCGTCACACACAGGGCGCTGCCGAACAGTTAGAAGCCTGGATGTCGGACGTGTACGATCGGGCAGTTGAGAACTCGAAGCTGATCGATGGGTTCTTCCAGAGGATGGCTCAGAAGAGCCCAACTGAGGAACAGTTGGCTACGGTGCTCCGTCGGACGTACCCGGATCCGAAACCTCCCGTCCGGAATGCTCCCGAGGATGTGATGAAGACTCGGGAAGCCTCATATGAGTACAATCTCGAATATCAACGTAAGAGTCGGGATCTGACACTCGATCTCTTCAATGGCCTCGGAACCGGTCTCAATACTCCGGGGGTCAGTGGGACCTTCTGGGCTCTCTACAATGCGATCGTTGAGCTAGAAGACTATCGTGGATCCGACCGAAAGAATTCGGTAGCTCGTCAACGTGATTCACTCTTCGGTTATCGCGCAGAAGCCAAGGAGACCGCCTTCTCGGCTATTCTGCAGGAGATAGAATAATCCAACTGGTCGGCTTCTGCTAACAGGGCCGGTTTCTCGGTAGAGCTTACGGGCCCGCCAGTACTCTCCTTTTGACGGTAGCTGGGCTCCCAAAAGATCGGGAGCTCAGCTACCTGAAAGAGCATCCAATGGACGTCACTTTCTCCCACGACAGACGAACTATCCTGCTCAGACCCGAATTCGGGGAGGCTCCTAGATATCAACGGGATCTTCAGGACCTGGGAGCACGATGGTTGAAGTCTTCCCGATGTTGGTCTATAGCTAACATAAAAGCTAATCGTCTTCATCTTGAAAAGCTCTTCCCTGAAATAGCAGAACTTGAAGCAGCTTCTCCAAGACCCGTACGAGAAGATATCATTCGAAATCTGAATCCCTTCTTGACTGATTATCAAGTTCGAGGAATTGATCGTTTGATCTCCTCTGAACTCCCAGGCATGCTCCTCAACTTCTCTCCTGGGCTCGGGAAGACAGTCACAGCCCTGGTTGCGGCACAGATGCTTGAAGCTCAGAGAGTACTTATCATCACTCCCAGAACTCTTACAAGCACTTGGATTGATCAAGCCCAGAAGTGGCTTGGTATCAAGCTCTGGGATCTGTATGCTAAGTCTGCTCGATCAGGCTGGTCAGTCACGACGTACGAAACTCTTTGGAACACGACTCAGCGTAGAACATACGAAGACATCCCTTGGGATATCATTATCTGCGATGAGTCGTCACGATTGATTCGTGCTGGTACGAAGACAAGCAAGTCTGTCGAGAAGCTCACCCAATCTACCAAACGTCTTTGGTTGCTCTCGGGAACTCCAATCCGTAAGTACGTAGATGATCTCTGGAATCAATTCAGACTCATCTTCCCTCAAGCTTTCAAAAGCTACTGGAGATTCGCTGAGCAGTACTGCTATATAGACTCTTCCCTCTGGGGCCCAGTAGTGGTAGGGTCCCGAGATCTGGACTTCAGGGAAACCTTTTCGGATATCATGATCGTCGAGAATTCATCGGAGGTGCTTGATCTCCCAGAGGCAAGGATCGAAGTACTGAAAATCCCGTTAGGTAGGGAGCAATCCGAGGCCTACTCATCGATGCAGGAGCTCTTCATAGCTGAGCTCGATAGTCACAAAGTTGAGGCCAAGAATCGTATGTCCCAGATAGTTCGACTCCTTGAAATCTCTTCGAGTCTATCTAATGTTGACCTCGGGCTAGAATCTTCAAAGCACGATGCTATCGTGGAGATGCTCTCCGAGAAGTCAGTTCAGTTCCCCCTTCTTATCTGGGCCTACTGGCGTCAAGGGGCTGCACAGCTATCCCAGAGACTTTCTAAGCTTGGGTTTCAGAACGAGCTTGTTCTGGGAGGGCATCACGATCCAGCAGGTGCTGTTGAGAGGTTCAAAGAAGGTGACTTCCCGATTCTTATCATGAGCCCGGGTGTTGGCAAGTTTGGCTTGACAATGACGAACATAAATACGATGATCTATCTCGACAAGACTTTCGACATGGAAGCTTACGTCCAGACGATGTATCGTTTTCGAAGGTTGGGTCTCGATCACTCAGTTCGTGTGATTTCTCTCGTAGCTGAGGGGACAGTCGATGAGCTCGTAGCCGATAATCTAGCAGGCAAGTCGATTGATCTCAATCGCATCTCGAATGAAGACTTGTCAATTCTATTGACGAGTCTGGGAAGGAGTCAGTCGTGATCACAGTAGTTGCATTCGATCCCGGTATTTCAACTGGAATGGCAATCTATGATGGGACAACTGAACTCACTTTCACTCTATCGGTTGCAGAGGTGACGACCCAAGAATATTTGAAGATTCTATCAGAGTCGACTCCCCACTACTCTACAGCCATCGAGTTCGTCCCTATCCCTACTCCCAGCAAGATGAATCAGACCTTGCTCACAGTTGTTTCACGGCTGTGGGTTGATTTTCCCAAGGCTGAGATCTTCCTGCCAGGTACCTGGAAGACGTCGTCGATAGCTCGACTAGAATCTTCTGTGCCTAAGAATCAACACGAGAAGGATGCATTGCACATCGCGATGTTCTATTATGATCGTCTAAGGAGAGAAAGAAATGAAGAGATCAGTTAGAATTTCAGTATCGGATCTCCAGAGTTTTCATGCTTGTCCGAGATCTTGGTACTGGTACAGGAAGTATGGGGGTCCGAAGCTTCCAGAGATTCCACTTTTCCTAGGCTCGGGTGTCCATGCTGGACTCGAAGGCTACTACAGAAACAATCGTTCTGCTGAGAAGGGTCTTGAAGCTTTCGAGGTTTGGCAGACAAGATCTGTCAGATCAATCGCAGAGCATTTGGGATCCTATTGGACGATCTCCCGTGATCCATTCGAGAATGCAGTCAATCTAGCTCGGAAGATGCTAGCTAACTTCTTCGAGTATGATGAAGTAGAAAAGCCAGAGCTTCTCCAAGGCGAGATTGTCTCTGTTGAAACGAAGCTTGAGCACGAAATTCTGCCTGGTGTGACGATTGTGATGAAGTCTGACCTCGTTCTTCGTGATGGTCGTGGTCATCTATGGCTGGTCGATCACAAGACCTATTCTCGGGAGCCTGATGCACAAGCTCTAGATATCGATGATCAGCTGACAGCCTACGCGTATCTTCAGACAGTGTTGACTGATGAGATGCCGTATGGTATCCTTCACAATGTGCTCTTCAAGGCAGTGCCAGAGCCACCAGCAATGCTTACTCGAGGGGGCTTTTCAAAAGCGAAGTCTCAAGCGACGACTTATGCGATGTATATGAAAGCTCTCGAGGAGTCTGGGCTTGATCAAGAGCCTTATCAAGATATTCTAATGACCTTGAAGGCTTCTGGCTGGTCGACTTACTTCCAGCAATTTTCGACGATGAGAAACTTTGAAGAGCTTCTCTCGTTTGAGACACGCTTGATGGCGAAAGTGTTCGATATTCTGAGGGCACTCCAAGCTCCCGATGTCTGGGCATTCCCAAATCCCAACCCTTTCCAGTGCAAGAGCTGTCCATTCAGAACAGCTTGCAAGTCTGCTAATGATGGAGGTGACTTTGAAGCTATTCTGAAGCAGAACTTTACAACGAAAAGTCTGTATTGACCCCTTGATTTCTATCGAGAATTCATATATAATTAGATAAGAAAGGAGTAAACTTATGCCACTGAGTAGAACCAAAACCCACAGACCATCGTTCCATAGGTATCTCAAGTCCCTGTTCTTCGGGTTTCCCGGAGCTGGGAAAACGACTTTCATCGGCACTGCTGCTGATGATCCCAGAACATCTCCACTTCTGATCCTGAACTTCGAAGGAGGTGAATCCAGCCTGGCCGGTCGAGATGTCGAAATAGCTGATATCACGGACTGGAAGACGTATCACTCTGTGCTTGAGGAGTTGAAAGGCACTGGGCATGGCTTCAAAGCTGTTGCTATCGATAGCATCACTGAGACTCATATCTTCAGCCTATTCGAAATCCTTGAGCAGGAAGAAGCGAATCGTAAGAATCCCGATCTCGTCGAGATTGGCGACTACGGCATTGCTTCCATCCAGCTTCGACGTCTCATCCGCAACTTCCGTGATCTTGAGCTGCACGTCTTACTTACGGCCTTGGCCAAACAAGATGTAGAGCCGGGAGTGGGATCTGTTATCAAGCCTGCTCTTTCAGGCAAGCTTGCAGATGAACTTCCAGGCATCGTAGATGTTGTTGGCTACATTGCTGAAGTCGAGCTTGAAGACAAAAGTTCAGCTCGGGCACTGATCCTGAAAAACTACCCCAAGATCCGGGCGAAGATTCGTGTGCCCAAAGAGATGCTCAAGGATGTGCCTGATGAAATCATTGACCCGACGGTTACGTTACTGATGGATGCTCTCAACTATCAGGAAGAGTAGCCTCAGGATTTAGTACGAAAGGACCCCGAATGAAGTACTCGTTCAACACCGCTGATGTGGAATCTGGGGGGTTGATCCCCGAAGGGAATTATCCCTTCATCATCAACTCTGTCCTGGCAAAACAGGCAGAAGATAAAGAGTATCCTTACCTCGAGTGGGAGCTCGAAATTTCTGAAGGTGAGTTCGCTGGACGCAAGCGCCTCTTTCGCACGAGCTTGAGCCCGAAGAGCCTCTGGGTTCTCGTCCCTGCCCTTCAAGCCGTCGGTGCAATCGATCCAGATGGGGATCAGACAGTCGATCTCGAGATCGATGATGAGACTGGCACTCTGCTGGAGCCGAACCTGGTTGGGCTTTCTGGCATCATGGTCATCCGCCATGAAATGTATCGTGGACGTCCAGTGGCCCGTGTTGATGAAATCTTGAGCATGGATGATGAGATTGAGGAAGCTCCTCGCCAGCCAGTCAATCGTGCAGTGCCTGCTCCACGCCCAACTCTGCATACTTCCAATTCTCAAGCTGCAATGCCTGCTCCGACTGCTCGCCCTGCGCAGCCAACTCAACCCCAGACCCAGCAGTTCCAGCCGAAGAAGCTCAAGCTTCGCTAGGGCTGTAATCACCCCCTTAGAGAGTCGGGAGAAATCCCGACTCTCACCTTATACTTCAAGGAGTCACTGAAATGCCAGGTCAACCTCCCGAATTCAAACAGCTTGGCCAGAAAGGTACGGAGTTCAAAGGCTTCGATACTTTCGACGCCCCGAAACTCACAACTGAAGTCACCTTCAAGACGAACGAATTTACTTCCCTATGCCCTGTGACTGGGCAGCCGGATTATCAAACTATCACGATCTCTTATCTGCCAGGTGAGAAGTGTCTCGAATCTAAGAGCTTGAAGCTCTACTTGATGACCTTCCGTAATCGAGGAGCATTCTGTGAAGCTCTTGCAGCTGAAATCTGTGATGCTCTCTTCTCAGCGTTGAACCCGAAATATCTCTCAGTCAAGATCAATCAGAACCCCCGGGGAGGGATTGGTATCACGGCTGAAGCAGAGAAATCGAGGGAAGATGAGCAGTGGGGTCGTTTATCATTTAGTGGCGAGGTAGAATGAAAGCTGTAACTCTCTTATCTGGTGGTCTTGATAGCACGACTGTCACTGCAATGGCAGTTCGTCGTCACGGCGCTTCGAATGTTCTCGCTCTTTCAGTGGATTATGGACAACGTCATCAACGAGAGCTCTCATCTGCCAAACAGATTGCAGAGCGTCTGAAGATCCATCATCGTATCCTTCACCTGCCGTCTCATCTCTTTCGTGGGGCTGACTCTACGTTGATCAATCCCACTCTTGAGACTCCTCACAAGACGTACAGACAGCTGGAGCTTGATCTTGGGGTCTCTCCGACGTACGTGCCCTTTCGAAACGCCATTCTGATCTCAATGGCTTCTGCGATTGCACTGATCGAGGAGGCTGAAGAAGTCTGGATAGGCACTCACGCTGAGGATGCACGGAATTGGGCCTACCCAGATTGCACACCGGAATTCAATGGTGCAATGTCGAATGCGATCTACGTCGGGACGTACATGAAGGTTCGACTCGTTACTCCCCTTCAGTGGATGATGAAGAAGGATGTCGTACGTCAAGCCTACAAAGTCGATACCCCCGTCGAGCTTACCTGGAGTTGCTACGAAGGTGGCACCGTTGCTTGTGGGAAGTGCCCAACTTGCTGTGAACGTCTAGCAGCTTTCAATGCAGTTGGGTACGTCGATCCGATCCCGTACATTGACCGGGAGTTCTGGAAGCAAGCTTATCCTAGATCTAGGGTGGCAAGCAGTTTCCTTGCCTCCCTAGATTTCTCTCTGAAAGCTATTATAATAGCATGAAAGGAGACATCATGAAGACGGCGTTAATCCTGCCAATCCCTAATCTGACACTAGCCGCTGGAAGATCATACCACTTGATCTTGAATCATCTGCTCGACTCCTTGACATATCGTTTGTTCTACACAGTTGAAGCTCTGAATGGTGGGTATGTAATCCTAGACAACTCTGCTCACGAGCACGGTAGTGGGGGATCGATCTCCACTATCCTGCAGAACGGTCAGAAGCTGAAGGCGAAGGAGATCGTACTCCCTGATACACTCTTTGATGCCGATGTTACCATAGATCGAATCTCCGAGGCCATGGATTTCATACTGACAGAAGGCTCTGAGGTGTACAGTGAATATCAGCCACGTCTCTCCCTGGTAGCTCAGGGTAGCACCTACCCAGAGTGGGTCCGGTGCTTCAATGCTCTTCTACGAGCATATCTCTATCGCAAAGATCGATTTGACAGTCTAGGCTGCCCGGGTATCACGTTCAGTGTTTCGAAGGACTACGATACGATGGGTGAATTCCCGGGAGGCTTGAAACGAATGCTCGAAGAGCATGTCCTGCCAGCGTCGACAGAGTTCGGGTTCCCGATTCATCTCCTAGGCTGGGGGAGAGCTCTTCACAACTATCAACCTATAGCTCGTGAATACGGGCATCTAATTCGGTCGATTGATTCGGCGAAGCCGATTGTGTATGGTTTGAATGGCATCTTGCTTGATGAAACTCAGCTACATAAGACTCCCGAGTATCCCAAAAGATCACCCTCCTTCTTCTTTGACGCCATCCCCCTCGAGAGAATGTCAGCTGTAATTCATAACATCGATGTCTTCGATACCTTGGCCGGATCAGAGGGGAGTCTTTATGTTCGACCATTTGACGAAGTGCTATGAATGTCCACTAGCTGAGCATAACTGCCCTAAAGTTTCTGCTGTAGGTCCTGAGAATGCCGAAATCCTGATCATCGGAGAAGCACCTGGGTCCAACGAGGTTATGCAGAGAACTCCCTTCGTAGGGGAGTCTGGGAAGCTTCTTCGATCAGTTCTTGAAATGGCAGGGGTTGATCCCAAGAAATGCTTCATCACGAACGCTGTGATCTGTCGCCCACCCAACAACGATACTCCACGGCCTGAGGCTTGGCTAGCCTGCAGGGAACGTCTGATTGAGGAAATCAAGCATGTTCGCCCTAAGAAAATCCTGACTGTAGGCGGAGTTGCCTACTCAGCTTTGATGGGCTCTCCTGTCAGTCTCAGCATTACGAAGAATCGTGGGATTGGGCAGATGTTCAAGCTCGATTGGAACGTGCTTGATGAAGTTGTGGATGTTGACGATCATCTAGAGTCGTTTCTAGTTCCGACACTGCACCCAGCTGCTGTTTTGAGGAACCCGGATCAGTTTCGGGAGATCGCAGAAGATATCCAGAAGCTAGCATCCCAGTCAGCACCACTACCCTTCCCAGACATCCAGACCTTCGTTTCACGATCGATCGAGGAAGCTCTAGGGTTCTTTGATGTCATCAGTGATGCTTCGATGGTTTCGATAGATTTGGAGACGACTGGACGGGATCCAATAACTGATGAAATCGTTACTCTGGGTCTCGGTGTCAAGAGCTCTGAGAAGGAGAATACAGGGTATTCATTCATCATTCGACGACGTCATCTCGACAGCATTGAAGTTCAGACTCGGTTACTTGAGTTCTTCTTCAACTCTAACGCTCGCAAAGCTTTTCATAACCTGAAGTTCGATCTCCAATTTCTCGAAGTCTACTTTCATCAGAGATTGAGGATCAAGAACGTTACAGATACGATGTTGATGCACTACGCTCTCGATGAACGTACGGGCAACTCCGTCCCTGGACATGGTCTGAAGAGCCTTGCTCGACGATACGATATCCCGGACTACCACTTTGCTTTCGACAACTTCTGGAATAATGTGAAAGCTATCGTCGAGGAGAGAGGCTGGAAAGGCCCGATTTGGGATATCGATGATGATCGCATCGAATGGGGCAAGTATTACGAGTATCACGGTCTAGATTGCTACATCACAGTCAGTCTCTGCGAAGATCTGTCAACTGAACTCGTTGAAGAGTCCCCCGAGCTTCTGAATCTAGTCGACGATATCCTAGTCCCAGGCACTGTAGCCCTGGCCGAGATTGAGTTGAGGGGAACGAAGATAGATCCCGAGTATCTGAGGCAGCAGAAGGTAATCCTTGAAAAAGAGATTGCAGAGCTTCGATCAATCTTTCTTGAAGCTGCTCGTGAGTTAGGCCTGCACGAAGATCCGATAGACTTTGATGTGGGCAGTGTCGCTGATATTGATAGATTAGCTAGTGTTTCAGAATCCCCGGAGACAGTTTGGGAGCTGTTTGGAAGTTATCGTCGAGCTATCAATCTCAATAAGCCCAGACGAATTTCACGGGAGAAGACAGCGTTGCTCAAGCTTGCTGAAGATGCAGGTTTGTACAGCCCAGGACGAAAGTTCAATCCCTCTTCTACGGCAGATCAGAAGAAGTTCCTAGGACTGCTCGGTGTGCAAGCTGATATGACAGACAAGGACTCCCTACAGCTCATCCTTGAGGATCCTAGGCTGACAGACAAAACGAAATTCTTGATTGAGAAGATTTCGGAGTATCGACAGAAGACGAAATTTCTATCAACGTACATCATCGGTCTACTCGAGAAAGCTGATTCCCAAGGTTTCGTTCACCCAGACTACCTGATCTTCGGCACGGCTACAGGACGTCTCTCCTGTCAAGAGCCTAATCTCCAGAACATCCCTACGTTGGCTGGGCCTATCGTGAAGAATGGGTTCATCCCCTCGGAGCCTGGGTGGGCGATCCTGAACGTTGACTACTCGCAGCTAGAACTTCGTGTTGCTGCTCTTCTAAGTCAGGATGCAAATCTAATCTCGGCCTATCAGAATGAAGAAGATATCCATATCAAAGTAGCCGCTGCGATGTTCAAGAAGCCTCCCGAACAGATCACGAAGTTTGAGCGTTATCTTGCCAAGTACGTTGACTTTGGAGTAATCTATGGTCGAAGTGCTGAAAGTCTCGTTGATGGCTGGGAGATGGAGTACTACGTTAAGCAAGGTGGCAAACGTTGGACACTCCCTGAAGCAGAAGTCTTCCTCAACTCATTCTTGAATGAGTTTGGAGGTCTCAAAGAGTTTATTAGCAAGCAGCATGATCTCGTGATTCAACAGCACTACATTGAAACCTTGATGGGACGACGTAGACGATTTCCCTATATCTCCTGGAGCAACAAGAATTCAGTTCAGAGACAGGCTGTCAATAGCCCGATTCAATCCTTAGCATCTGATTTGACGTTCACAGCCCTGACAAGACTCCACGAATCCCTAGATCCCGAGAAGTGTCGAATCCTATTCACTGTACACGACTCTATCGTATTTGAAGTTCGTCTGGATGCATTGTCTGAGAGTCTCACAAAGATCAAGTATGAGATGACTCAGAATATCCCAGTTTCATCGAACGTGCCTTTTCGAGCTGATGCTGAAGTTGGCTTGAGATGGGGAGAAGTTGAGAAAGTTACTCAGGAGATGTTAGAATGTCCAGAACGTATCCTCTCGACTGGTGGCTCGAAAGATTAGAAGGTGTTCGTCCTGTAGGTGATGGGTACACAGCCTTATGTCCAGCTCACGATGATCACAAGAATTCCCTATCCCTGCGAGAACTCCCCGATGGAAGTGTCGTACTCAATTGTTTTGCAGGTTGCAACTATGTAGATATCCTGGAGCAGCTCGAGGGTACAGGCCCAAGGATCCACATCAACAATGTACCTGAGAAGGTTACTACGCAATCTCCTCGGGAGTGGTGGGAGCAGTACACTCAGATTCCCTCCCACTTCTGGGAGACACTCGGAGTCAAGTATGATCTAGGATCCGTTGTCTTCACTTGGCGGGAAGTTGATTCAAAGAAGAAGAGACGTTCAGGCACGAAGGAGTTCTCTTGGGAATCTTCAGGGAGCACAACTCCTCCCTTCTGGCCTTCAATGCCAGAGACTCTGCCTGAGAGAATTTGGATTTCTGAGGGGGAGTCAGATTGTGGTATTCTGAGATATCTCGGTCTTGAGGCATACGCACTGACGAAGGGTGCACAATCTGCTCCTGAGATTCTTACGAGGTCGGCTTCCTATCTTCACCATCTAGGCGTCAAAGAGATTGTCTACGTCCCAGACATCGATGAAGCTGGGCAAAAGAGCCTCCAAGCTGTCTCACAGGCTCTCACAGGCTCATCTATTGAGCTCAAGAGTGTTGATCTATCAAAGCTTATCAACCCACTCCTTGGGGAGAAGGATCTTCGGGATCTTTGGCGACGAGTCAGGGATGTAACTGGGCTGAAGTCAACGTTGATCAGTCTGGTTCGTGTGATCAGGGAGTCATCATCTCCAGACTGGATCTCAGCTTCAGATCTCTTACAGACGAGATTACAAGAGCACCCTTGGCTTGTTGAACGAACAGTTTTCACGAACACAGTCGGAATGATTGTGGGGAGTCCCAAGATGCGGAAGAGTTGGCTTGCTCTCGATTTGGGGCTGAGCATTGCAACGAATACTCCTTTTCTCGGTCAGTTTGATGTTATCCAGCCAGGCCCTGTAGTCTACATTTCGAAGGAAGACCCTGATTATGCATTGCAAGATCGTATAGCTAAGATTCTCGTCTCGAAGGGCTTCGGGGGTTCAATCAGGAAACTACCCAATGGACACACGACCGTCAGACTCCCTTCACGTGAGGAAGTGCCTCTTCTGACAGATCTGTCGAGAACCTTCTTCTTCTCACCACAGCAGATTGACATTCTGCTCGCTCGGTTGACGAAGTTCAAGGAGCAATACGGGTACATCTCGTTGATCATCTTTGACCCAATTCTCAGGATGCTCTCTGACATCGATGAATTCAAGGCTTCAGACATCAACCGAGTTCTCTTCGATCCAGTATCCCAGATCATTCGGGAAATCGGCTCTTCAGCCATTCTTGTACACCATAGATCTAAAGGAGGGGGAGACTCGAAGAACAGCTACGGGTCGGTAGCCTTTCATGCTTTCTCAGACTCAACACTTTACGTACAGGGCAATGAAGTACCCGACGATGGGTGGGTTCACGTCAAGAATGAATTCAAATCATCGAGTGAGTTCAGCTGGAGATACAACTTCAGGGATCTCGATACATCCTACTCCGTCGAGGTAGATTTCTCGAATCAACGAACGAACCCGGCTATCCCTGAGATTGTAGAATTCCTGAGGAAGTCTCCTGGCAGATCTGCTGCTGAAATTCAAGCGAAGTTCTCAGATATGATGATCTCACAGGTCCGGGAGATCTTGAGATCACTAGAAGCTTCGGGTCAGATATATCGTGAGAAGGAGAAGACAAAGGAAGGACGATCAGGCCCCAGGAGGGATCTCTGGTTTGCAGCTCCAGAGGACGCAGAAAATCTCTCCGAAATTGATGGTTGATTTCTATCTGAAAACTCTATATAATTAGATATAACTTGAAAGTGAAGGAGAAGACATGGCTACTTTAGATCTCAGTCGTCGACGTGCAATTGCCCTGGCTATGCATTTCCAGGGAGTCTCATACTCAGGGGCCCACAGTCTTGAACAGGCAGAGGATCTCTGGGTCAAAACGCTTCTGGATCAAGGTCTCACGAAGGACCAAGTGGAACGTGTGATCAAGGTAGATACCGACTCGTTCGAGAAAGAGATTCTGAAAGGTGAATTCTCGGATGAAGTCAGCTCTATTGCTGATCCGGCCCTCCTGGCAATGAAAGCAGCAACCCCTGAAGAGATCGAAGCTTCCCGAACGAAACGATCCCGGGCAAGCAAACCTCAAGGGGAAGCTCCCAGCCAGAGTCCAAAAGCGGAAGCTGTCACAGAAAGCCTGCCTGTAGGTACGAGGATTACGGTGCAAGGCAAATCCTGGGAAGGCTTCATCGCGACCATCGAGGGTGAGGAAGGATCCCACTATCTGGTTGCTACACCCACGAAGAAAGGCTCGATCTGGCGTGGCAAGATTCGCAAATCCGCGGTGATGGGAGTGATAAGCTAGCGTGGGTTGGAGTTTCAAGCCTGCAAGAATTGCAGGATTCCCAGGTGGTCATATAGCAGGAGACCTATTGTTTTTCCAAAGAGGCATTGATTTGGCAAGGGAGATCATAAAAAATGGGGAAAGATACCATGGAAGATGGGGGACCCACAAATGACGAGAAGGGTGGGATGTCCCATTTGGTTTACTTGACTCTCGAAGTCGAGATTCGGGAGATCTTACATTCGATCTGGCAGAAGATCTCAGATATCGTGAAGAAGGTCACTCGTACAGTTCTCAAGCTTGCAAAGCTTGTAGTCGAAGGAGAAAGTATGGATACACTTCATTCAATGTTTCGGGCCAATCAGTCAGCCGAGTTTTCTGTAGGAGATTCTGTTCGATTTCAATTCTTGGGTGACGGACATCACGAGCCTGGCATCATCCGGGAACTCTATGTCGATGAGCTTACCCAGCTCAAGGGAGCAGTAGTACAGCTGACGACAGGCAAGATCGTTCGTGGGCTCTACATGCAGCTCTCGAAAAGGAGTACTCCTCTGCCCGAGATGGAGTATGATGGTGCTCAGCCTGCAGAAGCTGAGCCAACCGATCAGTCAGGTTTTGAGCCTGGTGAAGAGGTGAGGGTTCAAGGAAGCACGTGGGTTGGCTATCACCCAATCTTTGAACGATCATTCGTGGATGAGAAGACTGGAGTCTGGATCGAAGTCAGTTTGAAGAACAAGAAGGGTGAGAAGAAGCTCTACAAAGTTCGACCTGACAAGGTCGAGAAGGTCGACTCGATGTAGCCTTCTGCAAATTGGGGGTTGATTTTCTCTCTGGAATATCGTATAATATAGGTAAGAAACCATAAGATTGAGATTGAAGGAGAGACAAATGAACACCCTAGAAGCAGCAGAAGCCAGAGTTTTCAACCTCCAGATCACCCACGATCTGCTTGTAGCCGGGAAGCTCAACGCTTTCAACCACCCAGAAGCCTACTTTTGCAAGCAGTGCTACCGACAGCTCGAAATCGAGAGTAGCATAGTCCCGAGCAAGTGCCCAAGTTGCAGTGAACCCAACTCGATAGTCATCGGCCACGATTTCGGATTCTTGGTTGACAAAGAGCTCAAGAAAGTGACTCCGGAACTGCTAGAAGCGAAGATGGAAGTTCTCAAGCTTCAGGCAGTGAACATCGGGGATGAAGTCACAGTCGAAGGCAAGAGTTGGGAGGGCTGGATTGCTACCGTAGTCGAGATGAATGAACTCCAGGTCAGGGTCAAAGCCCGCAAGCGCACCCAAACATACGAAGGCACAGTGAGGTTGAGTCGCTGCCGGAAGATCTATCCCGAAGCTTAGTTACACCCACACCACACCAGATTCGAGAGCAGAGATAGTCCTGCTCTCGTTTTTTGTTTCAGATTGATCGAATTGGGGTATTGATTTTCTCTCTGAAATATCTTATAATATAGGTAAGAAACCATAGAGAAGAGAAGGAGAGAAACATGACGAAGCACAACCCCGACGACGTAGCGATCATCATGGATGTAGTCGGAACTTGCAGTCACTGCAAACACCACACATCCGCTAGGCTGGTAGCCTACTATTCTGGGGAGATTCTGATTCGGTGCAGTAACTGCAAGATTGCCAACGAATTTGAACCCGACGATCGAACTTACATGGACCCGAAGAAATTTGCTCCCTTCCACAGTGATGATGACGATGAGGGCCCTACTCAAGGATCCGGTCGATACACCAGAGGCCGACGATAGACGAAGATTCAAGTTAGTCAGGAGAGGGCTAACAACCCTCTCCTGAAAGGAGAGACAAGATGCCTGAATATCTCATTCGAGCTCTCGAGAACGCTCGAGCAGCTCTAGCAAAAGAAAACCCATCAGAAGAAGATCTCCGGCTTGTCCGGGAGATCCTCGAATTCGTTCTCCGGGAGGTGAAGAGTGGAAGCTACCAACTTATCAACTAGAGTGGCTCGCTTGCTGCTGGTCCTGATTATCATGATCGCTGCTATGCTGCTGGCCTACAACGCAGCGACTCCTGCTAAGGTGCAGTTGGGCATTCATGCCCCTGTAAAGCACGGACCAGAAGCCGCTGCAGCCGTAAGTGCAATGTTTGCTGCTGATGGCTCCTGCAACAAAGGTCCCTCGATCGAGATGCAGAATCGGTACGGGAATTGGATGAATTTGTGTTTTCACGATGATGGAGTGTCGGCGTGGATCACAACAGGTCGAATCAGCGACACCTCCAGTCGTGAGATCACAGCAATCCCCAGAGATCAGATGTCAAAGCCCGTGCAGTATCTCAGATCAGTCATCACACGGGATGGCTACGTGATCAAGAGTGAACATGGATCAGTGCCAGGTTGGTTTCAGAGCTTGATCAACGATCTCATCGAGTCAGGGCTGTACTGATGACATCGAAACGATACATCAAAGCACTCCGTGACTCTGTCTTCTTGGGCATCGGGATTCATATTCTCGAAGAGACAGAAACGTTTCGTCGAGCACGGGCTGTCAACGTTCAGATGGAGACTCTCTCGGATGACGAGCTTCGACAGCCTATCAAGCCTATCATGATTCTAAGTGAGGAGAGTGCACAGATACTGATGGATGATCTTTGGAGAGCTGGGCTTCGCCCTACCGTAGGTACTTCTCCATCTGGGCAGATCAACGCCCTGGAGAATCATGTCGACAGTCTACAGTCGATTGTCAGTAATCTATTCAAGCTCGCTACAATATTAGCAGAGCAACAATCCCAGTGATTAGAGAGGAAATCAACAATGGAGTTTTCAGTTCAAGCGACGTCAAGGAAGATGGGAGCTGTTCGTCTTACAACGGAAGTCTGCTGTGGATCATTCTGCTGCAAGCTGTTCATTCAAAACAATCGGGTCTCCTGGCATCACGACTACGACGGCTATCACGCCTGGTCCCAAGCTGATGGAGTAGATTCACACAAGGCTGCGTTGATCGAATTCAACACCTACAGAGCCCTCGTGAAGTCGACTCTCAGAGACGCTACCCACGATCAGCTGATCACCCGGGCTACCAAGAGGAATCTCGAGTCCGCCTGGTTGAAGGAAGCGATGATTCGCCTCAGCAATCGTGGCGTTGAAATTCCCGAGCTGGAGGCGCTAGTATGAACGCACCTACTTTCGCCTCACTTCAGAACAAGTATCGTCGTATCACCTTTGGGTGGGTCTTCTTCCTGCTCTTCGTTGGCACGGTCTTCCTGGCGAATTGGCTGGTGTCGAACGTAGGCGTGCAGCTGGAAGAGGGAGGGCCACACCTCTTGCCAATCTTTTCTCTCATGGTCCCAAGTGGTGTGCTGGCAGTTGGTCTGGGATTCACCTTACGTGATCTCGTTCAGCGCAACTTGGGGACAAGATACAGCGCGATTGCAGTGCTTATCGGTGCGGGACTTTCGGCCTTACTCTCGCCAGCTCTTGCACTTGCAAGTGGAGCTTCTTTCCTGATTTCAGAACTTCTGGATCTTGGGGTCTACACTCCGCTGCGGAAGAAGAACCTCATGGTGGCAGTCATTGCTTCGAATCTCGTGGGGTTGGTTGTTGACTCAATTCTCTTCTTGACTTTGGCCTTCGGGATGTCGTCGTTGACTTTCTTGCCAGGACAGATCATCGGCAAGCTTCTGATGACGATCCTCGTCTTGCCAATCGTGTGGGTGATTGATCGCCAAGATCGAGCAAGAGCTGTTGCCTGGGCACAGTTGAATCGTGTAATCGACGAGGAACTGGACCGGCGTTACAAAGCCTAGCATCTTGGTTAGGAATTGGTTTGGTAGTAGGAGCTTGGTTAGGAAGTGGTTTGGTAGAAGAGGAGAGGGAGAATTTCCCCCTCCTCTTCTAGTTTCTCTTCAAAAATTCAAGTGAATGTGTAATCAAAAGCAAAATTGGGTAAAACTGAGTAAAATTGGGGGGTTGATTTCTTATCTAAAATATCATATAATATAGGTAAGAAACCAAAAGATGACAAAAGGAGAGAAAGATGAACAAGGCAACCGGCGACTTAGAGTATATGGACCACGTAACGTTCAACAACGAAGTTTTCGGGGTCCTCATCCGTGAGCAAGGCAATTATTTCGAAGCTCTGCTCGAAGACGGCACCAAGATCTGGATCACCCGGAAGGGACGGGAATACAAAGGCTCACGGAAATTCCAGTATTGCCCGGACGTCCAAGCAGCCAAGCAAGAACATGCCGAAGCCGAAGCCCGGCAGAAAGCCATTCTTGCAGAAAGAATAGAACGACGAGAGTTGGCCCGCATTGAAGCCGAAAACAGATATCAGGCTCGAGTTGAAGCCTTCCGGAAAGCAAACCCGGAGTTGAAGTACGAAGCAATCTTCACCCCGACCGACAATCCGGCGGACACGTTCTACAAAGCAGAATTCATCAACGCGAATGGACACAAGGGCTTCATTTTCTTCCAGATCGTAGAAGGCGAAGATTGGGCTTGGGGGCAGATGGGCAAGGTGAAGGGATTCAAGCTCGAGCAGACGGTAGGGGTTGACTTCGAGTACGATCGCTTCCACCGCTCGATGCCCGGAGGCTCCCGTGTTTTCAACACTGTCGAAGAAGCGATCGAAAATCTGATCATCGATCACTATTGGGACTAGTCCCGAAACCAGCCACGAAGAGCTCCCGAATTTCTCGGGAGCTCTTCAATT